TTGAGCCGGTGAGAGATAGCGAGCCCGTTCCTACTGTCGTGTTCCACAGCGCCGCACCGACGTTGGCCGCTGTCATCTGGATGTAAAATCCACAGAAGTCAGCAGTGGACCAAAAGTACAGGAATGCCCACGCGAATCCGTCAGGGCATGAGACCCACGTTGAGCCATCGTAGGAGTATTCGACCTGCCACACACCGGCCCATATGCACGGGTAGGCACGGATTGATACACTGATCGTTTGCGCTGGCCAGCGGAAGTAGACCGAACCGCCAGATATGGCAATCGTCGCCGTCCCGCTCGTGATCGTCACCAGCCAGCAGGGAATGCCATCGGCCGCGCAGGTGCATGCCGCCGCGCAGCCCTTGATCGCATCGGTGCCCGCGCAGGCTTGGATGCAGTCGCCGGTGCCAGACAAGATGCCGTCGGCGCTCATGCGCACCTCTCGTAGACTTCATCGCAATCGTCGAGAATCCAGACGCCGTTTTCGTCACGACAGGCATGGCCGTTGGTGGCCGCGGTGGTCACGGCGAACTGCTGGCGGGCAAAACGGGGGGAGAGGCCGGTAGCGTCGGTGCCGTCAGCGTTTTTCAGGACAGCGCCGGTCGCGGCGTTTTTCGCGGTGTAGGTGAAGGGGTGAGCAAGGGCGCCGGTGCCGGTTCCGCCGTGCACAACGGTGTTGTCAGCGGCGAGTTGGACGAGGAATGTTTGGAAGGGGGCGACATTGCCGAATATCTTCGGTCGCTTCGGAACAAACTCCTGTTTCGCCTCGCCCTCGGCCGCGAGTACAACCTTGCGCACCCGTTGCCATGCGTTCGGAGATATGCGTCCGCCCTTTGCCATGGTGCTCCTATAGGCCAGCAAACAACGAAGCCATCGCCACGGGCGCTTTCATAACGAACACCAGCGGGATTGCCGTTCCCGCTGTCAATTCGTGGCCGGTTCCGTCAAGTTGCGTTGGTTCAACTCGATCCTGACCCGCCGTATCCTTAAATCGGTTGCCGGCGACATCGTAGAAACCCTCGTCCGCCAGACTCAAATCGTGCCAGCCATCGGCGCGAACGTCTAGCGTGATTGAAACCTTGAAGGATTCTATCGCCGTATCCGATGCGTAGTCGTGGTCAAACTCATAGGAATAGTCGGTAAGCTTGGCGTGCCCAACGGCAATAGAGAACGCCGTGCCCTTGTAGGTGAAGGAAATCACGTCGCTGTTGGTGTGGCCCACGGAATCGCGCAGATCATGTGCGATGCTGCCCCGGTCGGTGTTGAAACTGATAACGAACTGTGTGTCGTATTCGTCGTAAGTGGGGGTCTCAGAGAAGTTGTAGCCGGCACTGTTGACGATGGCCGCGCCGTCCTTGTCGGTATGAGCCGGTCGCTCGTAAACCTGCGGTTTGAGCGTCACTTGAATATTCCACTTCGTGTCGCTACCGGGCGGCTTTGGGTCGTTCTTTCCGTCCTGCGGTTCAAAGTGGACCTGCACATCGTAGAGGTACGGATTCTCTTCGTTGCGCGTTGCCGTGGACCGGCTCAGCCATGACGTGCCCGCGATCATGGAGCCATCGGGCGGAATCGCGTCCGTGCCGTCACTGGCCAGCCGGGCATCACGGCAGGTCGTGTCGTAGGAATCAAACTGAACAACGTAATTCCAGACCTCCCCCTTGTAGTCGCCGGTCTCATTCTTGAACGTCCGCATGACTTTAAGACAGGTTGCCATTAGTCAATCTCCAGAGCGTCGCCCGTGCCAACCGCCGTCGCCAGCCTTTCCGTTGCTACCGCTGATCGCTGCTGTACCGCAAGCTGCTGTTTTGCCAGCGATACCATCGGGTCATTGGCTTGCTTTTCGGCGCGATATGTGAAGGCGAAACGCTGCTCCGTCGCGGTGGATCGCTTCATCTCTTTGTCGCCGCCGGACTTCATAAAGTCGGCGTCGGCTTTGGACAGCCCGCGAGCGTATATCTCCGCATTGATCGCCCCGGCTTCGCGCATCGCGTCCAACTTCTTGAGTTGATCGGCGTACTGTTCAAGCGGAGTGCGTAGGCTTTCAGCCAGTTGCTTGCCCTCTTCGGCCATCTTCTTTGAGGCGTCGAGCTTGGTGAGTTGGTCAACGTACTGCTGCGCCTGCGCGATCGCGGCGGGGTCTGCGCCCATCGCCTTTAGGTCAAAGATTTTCTTCTGCCCGCTGGTCATCCCGAACGTGGCAATGTCGTTTTGCAGATCTTCCAGAACCTTACCTATCTTCTCAGCGTTCTCGTTCAAGCCATCGGCCATCCCGGTGAACTTCGGCCGCGCATCGACTGCGGCTTGTGCGGCTGCCTTCGCGCCGGCCTGTAATTCCGCGAAGTATTTGTTTGCCGCTTTGGAGTTCTTCCCCTCGCGAAATGCGGCAATCGCATCCTCGCCCTTCATGGAGGCCTCGCCAAGCTGGGCCCACATATCGTCTGCCATATCCTTGAAGGTGCTGGTCCACTGGACGTTGACGCCCGGTATCAGGTTCAGCAGCTTGGCTATCGCCCCGCCGACCATGTCGATATTGTTCAGCCATCCCCACGTCACAAAAAGCACGGCGGATTTGATGCCGTACCACGCCGCCTTCAGCAGTTCCATCCAATCCATTAGGCCAGCCACCGCGCCGACAACCCACTTAAATGCACCTATCACCTTGTCGGCCATGCCGGTTCCGCTGGTGCCGAAATCGAGAATGCTCTTTGTCGCCGCTTCAATGAACGGGGCAAGTTCCGCCGTGACAATCAGGGCCACTCCATGCAGGGCCCGGCCAAGCCGCTCAACGTTATCCTGCGCGTTCTCGATCATCTGCGCGTTGACGGGCGATACCGTGTTGCCGAACTTGTCGCTCTCGGCAAACCATGCGGCAAGACCTTCTTTGCCTTCTTTCAACAGCGGCATCACGGCAGCAATGTTCTTTCCGAATATCGCCGATGCCGCGCCCAATTGCTCAGTGGGGTTCTTGACGTTCTTGATCGCCTCGGCCAGCATTTCAAATTGCTTGTCCGGGGCGAGTTGCCGAATCGCCGCGAGGTCCACTTTGAGAAATCGGAATGCCGCCGATACTTTATCCGTGCCGGTATCGGAATCCCCCAGCCCGTACAATGCCCGACCCATCTTCGCCAGCATCGGCGCAACGTCGCCCGCTTCCATGCCCGCGAATTGGGCTGCGTACTGCAATCGACTGAGGGCATCGGTGGTAACGCCGATCGCGCGGGCTTGCTTGTTGAGCTTATCCACCTCTTCCATGGTGCTCTTGATCGCCTCAACGCCCGCGTGCATGGATAGACCGATACCAGCAGCCGCGGCAAGTCCGGTGAATATCCCCGCCGTGGACGTGGCAAACGACTTAATATCCCGGCCAAACCCGGCAAGGCTGCCCTTGGCCTTATTCAGACCACTGGTGAACGACGCCGACGCGAGGCCGAGATTGACGACGAGGCTAGCGATTGTTGCCATTTTGCTTTGCCTTACGGACTTGTTGACGTGCGCGGAGTTCCGCCATGCTGGCCTTGATGCGTTCGGACCTCTGCTGCGGAGTCTCGCTCGGGGTATCCTCGAAGTGCGGCTCAAACTTCAAAACGTAATCACGCATCCGCGACTTACCGCCACCGCCAAACGCATTGGCAGCGTGGTAGGCAACGAGCGCAGCCTGGGCGTCCGCTCGTTCATCGCCAATGGGTTCAATGTACCGCTTGAACGCAAGCAACTCGGCAAAATCAACTGAGTCTAGCGCGGTCTGAAGTTCGTGAACGGGCACGCCATACAGAAGTGATAGCCGTATCCATTCGCATCGCTCCGGCCGCGCCGCTAGTTTTTTGCCAAGTCCTCAACGTCCTTCGGTGACATGCCGTTGGCCTGGCTGGCAACCGTCGCCAGCTTGTCCAGGATGTCGGCCGGCTGCTGGCCCAACTCATCCGCGTCACTGATATGGTACAGCGGGCTGCCATCCTTATCGGTGAGAGTCCGCACGAGCAGGCGGGCGCGGAAGTTGGCCCGGTTCAACTCAACATTCTTTCCGTTGAGTTTGTACGTCTCAGCCTCGAATGAGTCGCGCTCGGTTCCGGGCATTACCCGGACGTAAACCGTGCCGCCCCATTCGGGAACCTCGACGGGTTTGAGCGGATGGCCCTTAAACGCACGAATGCTGTCGCGTGTTACTTCTGGCATGTTTGCACTGCCTCCTTTGGTTATCCCTTACGCGGTTGCGGTTGCGAACACGATGGTCCCCGACACAGCGAGCGTCACCTCGACGCCCATTTCCTTCTCCATCGGGGTGGGCTTGCCGACTTCATAGATGAAGCCCTGGAAGGTGTCCGTGCTGTAATCGCTGTACTTGACCTTGAACGACTGCGGGGTATTCAGCAGTCCCTTCAGCGTGGCGTAATGCGTTGCGTCGTATACAAACGTCGCCTTCGCATCGTCGTTTTCCACCAGCGGCCCGGGGAGCGTCACGGCGCGATTGCCGGGCGCATTGTGGTACTTGACCACAACCTTTGTCCCCTTTTCGGCTGACGGGGTAAAATCCTGCAACCCGGTAATCTCCGTGGTCGCGGTGACGGTCGTGGCAGTGGTTGCCGGGCCGTAATAAAAGTGAACGCCATAGCCAATGACTGGAGTCGGATCGGCCATAAGAAACTCCTAAAGTGAAGGTGCCTACCGTGACCACACGGTAAAGGTTTGCTCTGTCTGCCAAAGATTCGTGTTGGCAATGCGGAAAGTGCTCTCGCTGCCCGATTCGTAGAATGCCCGCACAACCGTAACGCCGCCCCAGGTGCCCGCCTGATTGTGGATTGCGTCCCTGATTAACTTTGCAATATCGCGGGAACTACCGTAGCCCACGGCAATCACGGCCACGCCCATGGATTCACTGGAAGTTCCTGCCGCGCCGACAATGGGCTCGGGGCCGCTGCCATCGTAGACCGCCAGAGGATAGACGGGGGCGGATGTGCCGGGCACCTGTTCCGGGTACATGCGCGTACCCAGCGCCGTCACCTGATCCACAATGCGGGCGTATAGGGCTTTTGCGCTCATCTAAACTTTCTCCGCAGTGCCTTGTATGACTTCTTGGACGCATTGAATCCGCGCTTGGATGACTTGGCAAATGCCTTGTATCGCTTCTTCGCCAACTTCCGCAGTCGCTTGGCCGCGCGGTTCATTCTTCGCTCTTGACGAGCAACCTTGCGTTCCATTCGCATTCGCCGCTTCTGTGCATTCTGCGCCCGCACCATGGCAAGGCTGGATGCTGACTGCCCCGCTATCCCCATGGCCAGTTCTCGGATAATCGCATCAACGGCTTCGGTGGCTTTCGCCGCATAAGCCGCCTCCATGTAATGCCGTCCCTCGATCTGCGTTCGCGGCTGGAGCCCGTCACGCTCTCGCTTCATATTCGCCCGGGCGCCACGCTTTCCCGTCTTCCATCCAAACTCTTGAAAGGCCGCATAAAACTGGTCGCCAGTAAACCACTTGCCGCCCACCGCAACCTTGACAGATTTATAATCCTTCTTGTTCTTGCCCGGCACGATCTTGATGGCGTCGCGAAGCGCTCCGGTTTTTACCGGGGCAATCCGCTTCGCCTCTTGTTCTATCGGCTTGGCACCAGCCCGTAGCGCCTTGCCCGCGATCTTGCGCGATACCTTGGCATCCAGCGCCGTTAACGCCTTTTCCAGTTCCTTCGCACCTTCGAGACTAATCCACTCGCTCGGTGGCATATATCAGCGTCTCCGTCCTGTTGCCGTCCGGGTCAACGATGCCGTCGATGGCATAAGTGTGAGTACCGTCAACGATCCGGTCCGATGCCAGC